CGATGCATATAATCAGGGTCAACAGCACCAGCATAACGCCAACCAGTGCCGACTTGTTCAATCATTTTTCCAGCATCGCTATATGTAATAATCAAATCTCTACCAGAGATTCTTTCTTGTACAATCATTATTATTTTCCTCCTAGAGTTTTAATGTGTTCAAGCCATTGGTCAATCGTAACAGCCTCCATTAACATTCCTTCCATAACAGAACGCTGTCTGACTTGATTGGAAATTACCATTTTATCATTAATAGGAATAGAGTTCCACATTGTTTCGTGCTTTTTATAATATTCAGCAAAGCGCAACTCTGTACTATCTCGATATTCTTTATTCTCTTGGTTAATCCATTCTGGTTTATTCATTGTATAGTAAGCATCAAAAATCATAAATGCTGTATAGAAAAGTGCTTTCTCTTGAATGGCACGTTTAATAAATTCATCAATTAATGCATCATTAGAATCAAGCATATTTTTATAAGTTTTTAAAATGTATTTTGGGTCATGGCGACACACCGATGAATCACGCCATTTCCAAAGATAGAACGGCATAGGACAGTATTTAACATTTTCACTTAAATTTTGACAAAGAATGTTAAAGAAGCTGTCCTCATGAATTATAAGTTTATCATTCCAGCGGATTTTTTTATCAATTAAATATTGCCGTTTGTGAACTTTGCCGTGAACAAAAGTACTATCCATTTCATGGTTAATGTAGACGATTTCGCCATTCTCTGGATTGCGGGACTCCTCAATAAATAATGAGACCAAAGAATCAAATCCGCCGTTGTCTATTTCACGGAAGATGATGTAAAGTCCGCAGACTGAGTAGAACATATCGTCAGCATCACAGAACATCACATAATCAGCTGTTGCCGCATCCAGGCAAGCATTGCGGGCGGCTGAGACACCTTTGTGCTCTTGACATATCTGCTCGATTTTGAATGGATACTCAGGCAGAGAAAGATCTTTAATGTCTTCTCCATCATGGCAGATAATAACTCCTACCTCCCCAAAGTCAATACTCTGCTGCACTGCAATGCTGTCCAGCAGTGGCTTGATTTCCTCTGCCGTTTCGTTGTAATGCGGGATTAAAATTTGAAATTTCATTTATAATTTTTTTCCTTTCAACTCTACTACTATTTTTATGTGTGAGTTCCAGACGCCATTACCTTGGTAACTTGTGCATTGGTTAAACTAACAAATCTTGCAGAATAATTAGCCCAGTTTGTTGCCGCAATATAGGATGCGTAAAGGCTACTTCGCACGAAAATATTCCCATACACGCCGCCAGTAGAAGTTGTATAAGTACTGATTGGGGTACTTGTAAAAACATTTATATTAGCAAGGCTATACATTGTGCTCGCTAAAAGATAAAGGCTTGTAAGTTTAACACAACGATAAAATGTGTTGGCAGATATAGTCGATGCTGTTTGTGATGCGTTCAATATCACCGTTGTAAGGCGGGAGCAGTTGGTAAATGCAGACCACCCAATCGACGTGCATGCTGGGAAGCTCACCGTTGTAAGGCTGGAGCAGTCGTAAAACGCATAATTCCCAATCGACGTGCATGCTGGGAAGCTCACCGTTGTAAGACTGGTGCAGTTGGCAAACGCATTATTCCCAATCGACGTGCATGCTGGGAAGCTCACCGTTGTAAGACTGGTGCAGCGGTCAAACGCATAATCCCAAATTATCGTACATGTTTGGAAGCTCACCGTTGTAAGGCGGGAGCAGTTGGCAAATGTAGACAACCCAATTATCGTACATGCTGGGAAGCTCACCGTTGTAAGACTGGTGCAGTTGGCAAACGCATTATTCCCAATCGACGTGCATGCTGGGAAGCTCACCGTTGTAAGGTTGTAGCAGTCATAAAATGCACCATCTCGTATTTTTGTTATTTTACTATTTTCAAATACTCCTGGTACTGATCCTTCAATGAAAGCAGCTAAAGCATCATCTCCGCCACCGCCAGCGTGTGTTCCAGTTACGCCAAAAATACTAATTCCTTCTGCGATATTGCTTGCTACCAGATTCGCGTCGCCTTTAATTGTTTGTATACCTGTGAGATATTTTCCTGACGCAATTGTCTTGTTCGTTGTTCCTGGCGTAATGGTTTGCGCAGGCTAAAAAGTAAGGCTTAAAGTCCCTGTTGTGGTGCCTGCTGCCACATATCCAGCCTCCTGCGTATGTGTTGCAGTAATGACACCGGTGCTCGAATCAATACTGACCGTGGGATTAGGATGCGTTATTGAAGTAATGGATTTTGCCGTTGCCACGGAATAATAACCAGAAGGAATGGTAACCGTAGATCCTGATGCAGTAAGGTCAGCAGACGTTTTTGTTGGGATGTTTCCCGTTAGCTTGCTGCCGTTAACATAAGCAGTTTTTCCGGAGAGAATATCAGCAGCGGTTGCGTTGGCATCAGAGGTATCGTCACCAGGCTTAATAGTAGTAATTCCAACTTTATTTTTTCCTAAATAAACACTCAAAACAATCTCACCACCTAAACAGTAGTATCTGTAAATTGTGCATTTGCAGGAATAGAAGTTCCAATAGTAAAACCACTATCTTGAATTACTTTACCAGTTGTTCCTGTAAATGTAGCAATATGTCCTGCAGTTGAACTAGCAGGACCAGTAACTGCGCCATCGACATTAGTCTATATAACAGTCCAATCACTAACATTAGCAACTGTACCATCTTTAATACAAACAATCATATCGCCAATTTCACAAGTCTATCCGGCGAGTGAGCCATTACTAATTACTTTATAAGTCCAGCCTGCTTCATGAGTAGCGGGCAATTGAGTTACTGTACCACTAGCGCCTATTGTACCTTTAAATATCATAGCATCATTAGTAGCAAATGCCGCATTGATAGCAGCTGATATTTCACTATTTGTCATTAAATCTGGCTTACCAGATACGTTTGCCCAAGTAGTGCCAATGTCAACAGGCTGCGTCATTCCAGGTAATTTAATTTTTTTAATTGCCATTTAATTAATTACCTCCTTCTTTAATTTCTAATATATCATCATTTAACGTATATATTACATTAGATAAAAACGGCAAATCATTTATTTTAGTTTTGCCATTTCCAATTTTATACTATTCAGTATCTATATAAAAAATTAATTCATTTTCTTTTGGAATAAAATTTTTTGCTTTATTCCAATTTTCTGTTGTATCTTGTTTTATTATAATATTTTTTTTAATCATTGTCAAGTTATCTCCTAACAAAAAAAGGCTGGAAAAGAGGCATAATATCCTCTTTTCCAGCCAAGAAAAATATCTCTTATCGTTTCAAAGAGAAATTATATTTTAATTTACTATCGTTTCAAGTAAAATTAACCTACTGCATCAGGGGAAACAGTAATAGTTTTATTGCCCTTATTAAGAGTAGGAGTAATAGTAGCGGCAGTACCTGCGAATTCAAAGTTATCAACAGAAACTTTATCGTAGGTAACACCAGTAACACGGAAGTCAGCGACTTGAGTACCACTGAAGTCAGCATCAATAGCATCGCCAGACTGATTACCAGTAAAGGTAGCAGCAATCTTTCCGCCAGTGAAGACCTGTGCTGCGGCAGTAGCGGTAGTACCAGTTACCCAAACAGCCTGGGTATTAAATTCAGCGGCAGAGCCAGCATTGAATGTATCAGCAGCCTTGCTAGGAGCAACATAAGAAGCATCATAGTCCATTACATTGTCAGTTGCGGCATTGGTAAAGACTAACATTTCACTATCAGTGCTATCAATAGCAGCAACAACACCTTCAGTAGCGGCGACAACGGCAGAGCCTTTAGTGAAACTACCAGGAGTGAAAGCACCTTCAGTGAAGGAAGGAGCAACTGCGGCAGTCTTAATGCTCTTTAATACAGACTCGGTAGCAGGAGTAAAGGAGACCGCAGAAGAAGAGTTAGAACCAGAAATCTGGAAACCATCAGCGTCAGCAGCAAGAGAAACTTCACCAGTAGGAACAACAGTACCAGTTACAGAACCAGCAGGAGTATATGCTTCACGAGTAAGAGTAGCAGCGGTAGCTGTAGTATCAACATCGGCGCTGACTGTACCAGCAGGAGTATAAGCAGCACCGGTAATACCAGTAGCATAATCAGACACAGTTGCGCTTGCGGTATTAGCATAAGCGAGAGCGGCAAGACTTAAAGCACTCTTTAATTCAGCAACACTGATATTATCTTGAAGGTCAAGACCAGCGATAGTGCGAGTCTTAGGAACCCAAGTGCCTTCATCGCCAAGCTGTTGCCAGTTTTTGCCATCATAAACATATTCAATAACGCCTTCAATTACAACGTCGCCGGCTTTAGGATTAGTTTGAGAAGCACGAGATCCAGCAACAAAGTGCATTGCGCCTGCGAGGTCAGCAGTCTTTTGATTTACGTATTCATAAACCTGAATGCCAGTAGCAAGACCAGGAACTGCGGCACCAATACTAGCAGCAACACTCTGGTCAGCGGCATTACCGAATTGAGCAACGATAGCGCGCAAATCAGCGTCTTTTACATAATATACATCATTACCTAATTTTACCTTAGAAAGTAAATTTTTGTTTTCAAAAGTGATAGGATAAGTATTCGCCATAATTATTTTTCCTCCTTAAAAATTACAATGAAAAAATTAACATTTCTTCTTCTTGTTTAACTCTTGTTTTGTATCTTGTATTAAATTCTTGAGTTAAACGTTTTTGGGTGATAGTGCCATCTGTGTTATTCCCTAAATCATCATAAAGTTTTACTGTACCAGAAACGGTATCTGTAGCTGTTGTCAATGACTATTGGATATTTACATAGAAGTCACCATCATAATAATATATTTTACTATGGGCGTTATCAATATATAATTTATTTTTTTGCCCATCTAAAATATCAGTTTTATTTACATCTGTATAGAAAATACCATTTTCATAATAACCATTTACAATAGTATCTCTATAAGATTCATCAATGAATTTTAATTTTGAATAAGGTAAATTCCCATTACCAACTTTGGGACGCAAACCATCTTTTGTATCTACTAATACAACTTCACCATTGGCGGGAATAAAACTGTCTTTTATCTTTTCAAAATTATTTTCACTATCTCTGCGTAATTGAATAATAGCATTTAATACTCTCATTCGCCTGTACCTCCCATAGAGGCTGAACCACCATAAACGATTAAACCTTCATCAATCTAATCTGTTGCTGACCCGCCATATACTATTAAATTTTCTAATGTTAAATCATCAAAAATTTGTTTTACTATCTATTGTATATATTCAGGAGTAAGTAGGTCAAACTTCTTATGCTATAATTCAAGATAGTCTAATAATTGTTTTACGCCTTCTTCATCAAGGTACTTTTTTTGAGTTGCCATTTGATTGTCTTACTCCTTCCTTATAGTAATTATCTGTTATCTGTGATATTAGCTTCAACGCCATCAGCAAGGATAGTTTGAATGTCACCATCAGTGCCTTCAAGAATCATATCTTTACCAATTACTAATTCAAGGCTATTCATAGCAGGATATTTACTATTAGCATCATAAACAACTGCGTAAGAACCTACAACTACACGACTATCGCCAACTTTACCAGTAGCACCAGCAGCTCCATTTGCGGTAATTTTACCACCATTAAGAGTAACTTTGCCACCACGCATTACTAAACCAGCACCATCTGAAATGATTTCTCCACCATTCATAGTGAATGAACCAGAGTTAGGAACATATACGCCACAAGCAATGTATCCAGCAGATTGAATTTTAGCAATTAATTTGCCACCATTCATAACTACATTCATATTAGTTCCATCATTTGCGGAACCTGCTGCAGAGCCATTACCCATAACTGGGCAATTATCTAAACCTTCTAATGTGCCACCATTGATTGTGATTATAGAATCTTTAAGTCCTAAAACCCCAGCCTCTTGAGAGGTAATTGAACCACTGTTAATAACTACTTCGCTTTCAGTAGCAGAAATAGCATTTCTGCCAGTGCTAGTGATGTTAGCATTATCAATAGTCAATAAACCACCATTACGCACAGAAACAGCATCACTTGTGGCGGAAACTGTACCATTTTTAATAGTTACTTCGCCACCATTCGCATATACAGGAATTGTACCAGCAGTTGCGGATAAAGTATTACCATTTAAATCTAATGTTACTTTTTTACCAGAAGGAATAGTCAATGCGCTATTAGTATTCAAATTTGCGCCTAATGTCATAACCACTTCTGGCTCATCATTATCAAGCATTGCTTTAATACCTTCAACATCAGCAACAACAGCATTTTTTCTACCATAAAGGAGCGCATTTAATTCATTTCTGCTAATAGACTGAATATCTTCTTCTTTAGCATAACCAGATAAATCAACAATAGTGCCGAATTCATCCCAAGCAGAACCAGTCCAAGCCGCGTTCATACCAGTATCTTCAAGATTATAAACATCGCCTTCTACTGGATTCTCAATGGCTTGAAGTGCCGCTAAATCAGCAACAGAACCTTTAAAATGATAAATACCATTTAATTGATTTTTAACATTTTGTAATTCATCAGCGGTAGCATAATTGTTTAATTCACTTAATGGAGCATAGGCATTTAAATCATCACTATATACTAAATTTTCAGGTAAAGAATTAATAACTTCACTTTTTTTAGCATAGTCATTAAGTTCTTCTTTAGATGCAGCATATGCGATTAATTGGTCTAAAGACACAATATTATCTGGAAGTTCTAAAGAGCCTTTGTCCATCTTATGGTCTAAAGAATTGTTTATATAATCTATAAGAACTCGCAATTCTTCTTCTTTTAAGAATTTAGCCATCTTCTGTCTTCTCTCCTTTCAACATATTTTGTAGTTCTTCTAATGAAATTGTTTCAATTTCTATATCTCCCTAAATGATTTGTCCATTTAGAGTTGGTTTATCTTCTAAATCATTATAACTGGTTATACCACTAGCGCGAATCCCAGTATCCACAGCTCCGACAAACCAATTTCCATTAGTTCCAATATAAGGAGAATCGCCAGTTTTGCCAATTAAAGATTTAAGCCATTGTTCTTCTGTACCAGAAAAACCTTTTGAAACAGCAATTTCATATGCTGATTTACCATCTTGTCCTTGGAGAGCACCAGCGCCAGCGAGTGAGGCTTTAACATATTTTTTAAAAAGAGCATATGTTACTAAATCCATTAAATCTCAACCCACTTTCCTTTACTATCTTTTATATATACAGAACTATTTGAAAGGCAAAGCGCGCTACTTCCCATTACACAATTTTTTGGTAAAGAATTCAAATCTTCTGGTTTATCTATAACATATTCATTTACATTATATTGAATATCACCATTAGTGGATATTAATCTATATCCCATTACGCTTATTTCTCCTTTCTATTAAAACTTTCTTACATTGATATATAAAAAAAGTTTTCATTTATTTTTTGATTTTTGTCCTGAAGCGCTTACTAATTTTTTTACATTTATTTGTGAAATTTTTGGTAAGCGCACATTCCCTCCAAAAATTTCCAAAACCATTTTTTATTTTGGAAGTCGATTCATACTAGCGTTATCTGCGCTAGCAGCCTATAAGTTTTTTATACCAGCCATCCCGCACAAACTACTTCAAAAATTTTTAATAAAATTTTTTGGCAAAAATTTTAAATGTTCCTTCCTTAATTTTTACATATATTTGGTAAGAGCGATACCAAATTTTTAGTAAAAGAAGGGATGATATGTATAACAATTATTATCAGCAACCACAAGTCCCTGTCTAGCAACCTAGAATGACTCCGCCAGTTCCATAGTTTGGTAGCTTACGCGGGCATCCAGTCTCTAGTTTAGAAGAGGTAAAAGCAACTTCAATAGAATTTGACGGTTCTATATTTTATTTTCCAGATATCGCTAATAAAAGAATATACACAAAAACAGTAGATAATTCTGGAATTGCGCAATTAAATATGTATGAATTAAAACCACTTCCAGCAGATGCCTCAAATGAAGATTTCGTAACTAGACAAGAATTTGAGTCAGCTATGACAAAGATTGCTGAACTATTAAGCCAACAGTAGGCTACTGTTCCATTAACTCCTAATCAAACTACCTAGGAGAGTCCCTAGTAGAAAAATTTCAAGGAGGTTTTTTAATTGAACGGTAATCCTATACAAATGATGATGTAGATGGCAAGAAACAAACAAAATCCATAGCAAATGATGATGGAGTATTTACAATCATAGGCGCAATCTTCTCCTATGGGGCAGAACCTCCTTAATCTAGCCCAACAAGGCAAAACCGCAGATATTGAACAAATCGCTCGCAATATCTGTGCGCAACGTGGGGTAGATTTCGATAAAGAATTTACCGCCTTCAAATAGAGTTTAGGCTTATAAATTTTATTTGTCCGGCGATAAATAATATATTTATTGAAGGAGGTTAAACGCTTATGTTTAACAATGAAAATGGATACTCTTTAGCAGATATTGCTGCTGCTACTGGTGGCGGCAATGATGGTTTCTTCGGCGGAAATTCAGGTTGGTGGATCATTTTGCTCTTCCTCTTTGCCTGGGGCGGCTGGGGAAACGGCGGATGGGGCGGCAACGGTGGCTCTAACAATGTTGCTCCATTAGTTTATGGTCTTGATAATATGAGTAATAATGAAGACCGTTTCTATGATCTTAATACAGGTATTTTAACTGGATTTGCTAATACCACAGCGGCTGTCAATGCGGGTACTAATGCTATCCAAAGTGATATCTGTAATATGGGTATGTAGAATTTACAGAGCACCAATGGTATTCTTCAAGCAATTAACGCAAATACTGTCTCTGCTATGTAGAATACCTTTGGTCTTACCAACCAATTAGCTGCTATGTAGGCAGCACAGCAATTAGCAAACTGCCAGACAGACCAGAACATTGCTTCTAGCTTTGCGACACTTAATTACAATCTTGCGACAGAAGCTTGTGCGGACCGTGCTGCTGTCACAACTGGTGTGCGTGATGTCATTGATAATCAAAATGCTAATACTCGCGCAATTCTTGATTTCTTGGTACAAGACCGCATTACTGCGCTTACTACTGAAAATCAGGCACTTAAAGGACAGATTTCTCAAAGCGAGCAAAACGCATATCTTATTTCCTAGCTTAAACCATGCCCTGGACCTTCGTATTTAGTTCCCAACCCTTATGGTTGCAACTGCGGCAATAACTCTGGAATGTTCTATGGCACAGGCAATATAATTGCTTAACAAAAACTTTTGCTCCCAGTTTTATTCTGGGAGCAATTTATTGAAAGGAAGGAAAAATAAATTATGGAATTGATAACTACACAAGTTCAAACTGTTGAGCCCAACAGTTCCGTATTGTATCAAGCCGCTACTAGTTCAGGAAACCAAAGTATTTTATGGCGGATTGGTTCCGGTATTATTACTTTACGTGGATTAGGTCCACAAAATAGAGCAAGATTTCGCATTAGCGCCCATTTAAATGTTGCTTTATCTACCGATGCCGCAATAGATCCAATCGAAGTAGCATTTGCTGTTAATGGAGAAGCAATAGGTACAACACGTATGGTGAGTACCCCAGCCGCAATAGGGGAATTTAATAGTGTTGGGACATCTTCATTTATTGATGTTGCTTCTGGATGTTGCACTGAAATTACTTTAAAAAATATTGGAACAACTGACATTGACGTTGAAAATGTCACTGTAACTGTAGAAAGGGTGGCATAATTATGGAAGAAGATAGCGATAGTACAATAATAAATGGACTGACAAGATTAATGTAATCATAAAAATTTTCATTATATATTGAGAAAAAATAAAAAATAAAAGGAGAAAAAATATATATATGAAAAAACTTACTATTGAAGATGTCAGAAATTATTTATTAACTAATGATATAAATAATGATTGCACTTTGCTATCTTCTGTTTATATTAATAGTCACGAACCATTAAAATTTCGTTGTAATCAATGTGGAAAAGAATTTGAAAGAAGTTTTACTAATGTTAAACGAAATCAAAAATATAGTTGTGCCAGATGTTCCTAGAATCGTTTTTTAACCATTGAAGAAATAAAAAAACAATTAGAAAAATTAGACGCAAAAAAAGAATGTACTTTATTATCAGATAAATATGAAAATTATAAAAGTCCTTTACTTTTTAGATGTAATAATTGTGGGAAAGAATTTACTAGAGCTTTTTATGAAGTTAAAAGTGTTAAATGCCATAAATGTTATGAATGTGCTAAAAAAGAATAGGGTGGATATAATAAACATACTATTCAAGATGTAAAAAATTTTATAAAAGAGTATGATATAAATCAAGATTGTGAATTAATTTCAACAGAATATGTAAATCAATATACGCCTTTACTATTTAAATGTCGTTGTTGTGGAAAAGAGTTTGAACGGACTTTTGCCACTATGAAAGCTAAAAAAGCATTTAAATGTTTTAGGTGCGCGCATAATTTCCCTGATGAATTTTAGGTCAAAAATTATCCAGTTATGAAGAATTATTTCCGTTCAAAATTATATTTATGGAAAAAAGATATACTTTCAAAATGCCATAAATGTGATATTACTGGTGTATCTTATGATTTAGATGTACATCATTTAGTGAGTTTTAGCACTATCTTATAGCAAGCTTCTGCTAATACTAATATCCCATTAGATATTCTACCAAAAGAATTAGAGCAAAATGGATATTCTTTACAGTTATTAGAAGAAGAATTTATGAAATTACATAATGAAATAGGTAAGGCTGTTGTTTTAAATAAAGAAGTACATTCTTTATTTCACAAACTATATGGTTATAAAAACAATACTCCCGAACAATATATTGAGTTTAAAGAGAGATATAAGAAAGGAGAATTAAAAATTAATTTATGAAAGATAGAATGGAAAATATAATGAATTAGGTACTTTGTCAAATAGAAGGTTAGGCTTCTCATTTAGACAAAGTCAACGCAAAAGAATTTGGCGAAGTAATAGATGCTTTACATCACCTCGAAGAAGCTATGTATTATTGCTCAATTATTGAGGCAATGGATAAAACCAAAGAAAAAGAAGAACATCAATAGCCTATGAATATATCTTACTATATGGAAGGTGGCGGAAGCAGTAATAGTGGTGGCGGCACTCATCCAGGAGATGTAAAGAATTATGTGCCGTATATGGAATATGCCCCTTATATGATGCGAGACAAGGATTGGAGAGAAGAACATTTAAATTATAGTGATGGCGGAATGAGTGGCAATGGTCGCAGCTATTACTCACGTCGTATGTATATGGAAGGGAAGACTAATGGGGCAGATGACCAAAAATCTATGAAAGATTTAGAACATTATATGAAAGATTTAGCAGATGATATGAGTGAAATGATTAACAAATCAACACCAGAAGAAAAACAAGTTCTGTCTAATAAACTTTCATAGTTAGCCGCAAAAGTTATGAAATGATTACTTTTGTAATTAATGGATTAGGTTGGCGCGTACGCATAGTGCCGCCAACTCATCCAATGCTATTGACGCAGAATAATTCATTTACTCTTGGTTGCTGCGATAATTCTACTAAAACTATATATATAACAGATGGTTTAGGAGAGGTCAAATTTAGAAAAGTATTAGCTCACGAGGTAACGCACGCTGCTATGTATAGCTATAGTGTTTAGTTAACATTAGATTAGGAAGAATTATTAGCAGATATTTTTTCAACCTATGGAGATGAAATCGTAGCTGTAACAAATAAAGTTTTTAGAAAAATAAAGGGAAGGTATTAAAATACCTTCCCTTTATTCGTCTTTTGTAAGCAGCTGTTCTTTATGCTTTTCTTTTACCATTTCAAAAAGCATATCGCCTTCATGATTTCCTCCAAGATTATTATAAGCATCATGCTCTAATGTAATTGTATTAAATTCTTCTTGTGTTATAATATGTTCTTTTTTTAGAAGTTTTCTGCATTCTGAACGAAAGTATGCTCCTCCCATGGTTAGAACGTCTCCTTTAACTCCATCAATTTTTTTTGTCATCTATTTATCAGCTTCTCTTGATTCATCAATAAAATCACTAATTTTATTATCAAGTTTACTATAACATTGATTCATTTGTTCTTGTGTTTTATCATACTAGTCATCCATTTTATTTTGAATTGTAGTAATAATTGATGTTTCATGATTATTTTTAGATTCCTTATATAGCTCTACATACTTTTTTGCAAACCAAGCAAAAGCGCCACAAATAACACCAAATGCTACTTCAAGCCAATATTTTATAATAAAATCAAACACTATTGCGCACCTCTTTCTTTTCTATCTCTAAAAATTTTAAAGATTAAAGTAAGATAATTAAAAAAAGTTGCCCATTACCAGCTATGGACAACTCTTTTATCGCCTACAATTGAGGCTCCAATACATATAGCATCTGCTTCATCTTGCGACACTTTTTTATTATAATGCTCAAGCACATATGCTTGAGCATTTTTCTTTTGTTCTGGTCTTGTACGGCCTTTAATCTATAGTTTAGATTTCCAAGTATTAGAACTAACTATGTGATAAAAATAATTCTATTCTGCTAAATATTCTTGTGTTACTCCAAAAACTTCAGCTAATATTTTAAATGTTTGGACATTATTTACTTGTCCCTACATTTGGATATCTTCAAATGCTACTTCATCTATTTCATATTTATCTGTTAATTCAGAAAGATATTGCCGATATTGAACTAATCGTTCTCCAATGTCATCACTTTTTAAAGTAAAAATTCCACTATCTATTAAATCTTGATTATCAAATATTGCCCAACCTGATACTCTACTTGCCTAGTCTAGTGCGAGTAATCTCATAAACCAGCCCCTGTAGAACCGAAGCCTCCAGTACGAGTTCCGCCGGGAATATCATTATCAACAGTAAAATATTGACGAATAACCCCTTGGGCAAATTTTTCACCTTTTTTAATAGTAAATGGGAATGGGGCTAGATTGATTAGTTGTACATATATCTAGCCTTCATTATCCGGATTATCTACATAATCTGCGTCAATAAGTCCAGGGGCGTTAGCTACTATTAACCAGTTTTTACGTGGAAGTGAGGAACGGGCTTGAATATCAAATGATTTATCATCATCTAAATAAATTTTTACACCAGTAGGAACTAAAGTAGGGCGATAATCTTTAAATTTTTCTTCTTTAAAAACATCGTGTATATTACTAAATTTTGTAGGTTTAGATTTTGAAAAATCTCCAAATAACATTGATAAAGCATCATCTAAATTTGGTTCATTAGCAAGTTCAATCTACTTCATCATTTCTAAATAGCTAGGTATTACAGTATCTTCGGCGGCATATAAGTCATAGCCTGCCGCTTTTTCTGTAGCCCGAGTTGGGAGAATAGCATCAGGATATGCCTGCACTCTTTCAAATCTCATTATAATCCTCCTGAAAAGTTATTTGTGGATCTTTTTCATTCGTAAATACAATTTTGGCTTTTACGACTTGATACTAATCTATGATTTCGCCTTTTACTTTAATATCTTTAGTTATATAACTAAAAGCTGTTAATTCAAAACGGTTATCGTGTTTTAATTCTTCGTGAAGTTGCTCTACTTCTCCTACAGTATGTACTCTATAAACATTTGTCGCATTAAGTAAATATTTCATATTATTTTACTACCTCTATATTAATATTATTTAATCCATAATTATTTAATCCATAAGTTTTTATATCATCAGCAATTTGCTGTGTATATCCATATGTACTTCCATGAAGAATAACTTTATCACAATGTTCTTTAGCATATGTTAAAGCTATATAATCAGAGAGATTTTCAAGAGGAACTTTTTCTAACATTACTGGCTCGATTCCATCATTCATAAGATATACATTCTAATCAACTACCCAAGGTTCAATATAGCTATAAATTATTTGCATCGTATTACCCCCCAACTATATGGAAACAAAAGATACATATTTGTTTCATCATCTTTTGCTACCCAACATTCAATAGCTGTTTTATCTTCATTATAATTTAATTCTTTTATTTCACCATTGTCTTGAAGAAGTTCTATCACAACATCTTCAAATTTATCATTATTTTTTACTTTTGAACCTTGTACTTGAACTACTGTATAATAATTTTTTTCACGGCACAAAAGCATATAATAACCTAATTTTTTAAACTCTCGAAGCAAACTGCGACAAGGTTCTAATTCTAAATAAGTTGTTTTTGATGGCATAGAATTTAAAGCCGCTTTGTTTACATCATAAAGAGTCAACCCTTTATTTTCGTCTATTGGAAACAACTCCTTCTATTTTTATATAAATATTATATTATATTTTTTTTTATTTTGCAAATTTAAATATTTAATTATTATCTAAAGATTCTTCGATGATAATTAAAATTAAAAAAAGAAAGAAAAATAATTTAATTAATCCCATTAAGCCCCAACCTCTTCATCATATAGCTTAGCAGTATTTAATAAAATTTGTTTTAATTGAGAATCAATATTAAATCGTTTAGCATTTATTTCAATAGATTTTATTAAATTCCCATTATTTTGTCTTTCGCTAGCCGCTTTCCAATCAGCAATCATTTCACATAAATCGACTAAATTCATATCATTTATTCCATCAGTAAAATGCTCAGGATGGTGGCGATATGTAGCATAATGATGGTCAAGTGCAGGTTTTAATGCTGCTAAACTTGCTTTATATTCTTCACTATTATATTCAAGATTTTTTAATTTTTCAGTATGTTCAGCAAATAATTCTACTTCTGGTGATTCTAATTTTGTTGCATCATGATTAACTCCACGAGTGGTTAATTTATCAGTAAGAAATCGAATATATTTTCTCACTTTTTCAATATGCTTTTGTGTTTCAACTTGACATTCAGCAATAGTCATATTATTTAATTTCTCCTTTTAAAATTGGTATTTCATAAGTACCAATATATTCATTCCTTTTATAATGCGCCCATTGGGTTCCCTCTTCATGATGATTATAAAATGTGCTATTAATTCCACATATCGGACATTTTGTAGTTACTTCTCCGTCATTCCATTTAATATCTCCTACATCACATTCCCATTGAGTGCCACAATATTTACATAAAAAAGTATATTTAATTATTTCTTTTTGAGGATATCTAATAATATTAATAATAATTATCACCATTCCTTATAATATATTATATAATATTTTTTAAAAAAAATCAAGTCTTTATATATTTAAATATGTAGATGTTTGAAGTAATAAATCTTTAATGGTTAAAGAATTATATTTTGTATAAGGAATTCTTATTAATGGAATATTATTTATTAAACAATATTCATTTTTAATTTTATCTCGTTGTTGTAAATTATTTAAATGTTCTTGATTGCTCCAACCGCCTGTGATATTATAGTGTTGTTCTCCATCATATTCTATTAAATATATTAAATTATTATTATCATCTAATATGCCAAAATCAAATCTCAAAGGATGTCCTTTATATATTGCACATTCAGAGAAATAATATGATTTTTTAAAATTTATATTATTTTCTTTTAAAATTTTGGCTATTTTTTCTTCTCCATAGGAGGAAGTGCATCCACAAGAACGAGTTACTCCATTTTTTAAATGATATCCAACGACTTCTACAATACTGCCACAATCACACTAACATTTCCATTTAACTCTTCCATTGAATCTTCCAGGTATCCGTTCTAATACTAATAATTTTCCAAAACGCTATCCAGTTAAATCAATTAAGCAAGTCTCTGTTATTCTTTCTTTGTTATAACATCCACAAGACTAAACACTTCCATTTCGTAAATGTTTTCCTAAAATTATTTTTTTATTTCCACAATCACATTGACAAAGCCATCTTGCCCGCCCATCTTTGTTATTTTCGGCTCGTTCTAAAACAGTTAATCTACCGCATCGTTTTCCTATCATATCTATCAATTGATTGCTCATAATTAATCTCCTTTATAAAAAAATCTATCTTTCATATATTTATGAAAGATAGATTTAATAAATTACTTCACATTGTCCGGTGTGAATAAAAATTCTGTGTTATTGCCAAGAATAGTAGTAGGAACCTTTCCATCCCAATGTTGATATTTTTCATAGAGAAGATAATCTTCTGTTAAAGCTCCTGCAATGGCTTCAATACGACCTGCTTCTCTTTGCCCGGCGTATAAATTAGCTTCTGCTTGAATTTTTACAACTTCCAAATCGGCATTGGCAGCAATTTTCGCCTGCTCAGCGTCGGCATTTGCTTGAATAATCGCTCGTTTTGCTTTTGCCTCTTCTTGCATTGTAGCTTGAGCTTCTTCTGTTTCTACACGCAACTTATTCTGCGCTGCGACTTGTTTAGCTTCCACCGCATTGGTGAAAGCATCAGTAAAGTCTAAATCTTCGATAGAAGTACCAACAATAATAATATTGTATTTATCAAGCAAAGAGGTAAGGATGTCTTCTGTCTCTAGCCCCAACTTATCACGATTATTTACAAGACTCTCTGCCGTATAATGGGCTGTTGCTGTCTTTACTGCTTCACTCACATTAGGAGCAATAACTGTTTCAAAATAATTCTTACCGATAGTACGGTAAATTGTCATAGCATCATTTTTACTAATCTGATAGTTAATCGTATATGTAACAGTGGTTTCCTGAATATCTTTTGAAAAAGCACTCATTGTAATAGTATGCTTCTGGACTCGGTTATCCATTTTAATAATATCAGTAAAGGGAGAATGGAAATGCGGTCCTTCATCAACCGTATAATCAGCTACCTTGCCAAAGGTTACTGGTACTCCCGTAAAACCAGATTGAACAATTGTAAAAGAATTAAGCAAAATAAATGTAAAAAGAAGTACAACAATACTAATACCAACTAAACGACCAATTTTCATTATTTAATTTTCTCCTTTATTAATTATTTTCTTTTATTTCTGTATATTCTGCTTCTTGAATATTATCATTCTCTTCTTTTGGAGGATTTTTAAGAGCAATTTCAAAAATATCCAAAGGAAGTGGCAAATATATCCCAGGCGGCACCATACGAGTAACATCAGGACCTTCAAAAACTATATTTTGACAAATATCACATTTAATAACCGTATCATTTTCGCCTCTTGCTGTTGAATAAAATAAAGCATTAAATCCACATTTAGGACATTTTGAAAGATTTTTATTTTTTTTATTACGTTGCCAATACATGCGACGCTCTTTACGATTTAACATAATTTATTTTCCTCGCTATCTAATGTATTATAAAATTTTTCTAATTCATTAAATTCATCTTTAGAAAGTCCAAAGACTTCAAAATATGAATAATAATAACAAATATCAATTATAAGTTCATTACCCCTATAAATTGTTGTCATTGGGTCTCCCATAATATTAGGAGTATTAAAAATACCACAATCAGCATATTCGTAATTTTCTTTAATAATTTTTTTAGCAATATCAAGTTTAGTCATTCTTCTACTCCTTCATCTTGATGCTTCATTAAAAATTCTCTTGATACATTTTTAAAACTTAAATCAGTTTTAGGGTCACGAAGAACAATACCTTCACGTAAAACAGAAGAATTTACTACTGATTTAGCAGTTGCCATCTTTTTAAATTCTTCCATATCAGAAGGCATTTTAAAATGTTCATCAAGAATAGGCACCCATTTCATACCCCAAGATTCTATAATTTTTTTACCTTCAATAGATGGAATACGGGCACGATTACTATCAATAAAATTAAAGATATATAAATCATCTTCTTTAAGTTTTAATGGGTTCCCCTGTACTGAACCTACACTTTCGCCTTGGAGACACACATACTCTACATCAGGATGCTCAATTAAGTAATTACGTAAATGTTCTTTAATATTATATTTTTCAGCCATTGCCCAATAAATATTATAATCGTGATAACAATTTTGGTCTTCATTTAACTGACGGACATTTCTAGAAGTTACCCAGAATTCAAACTTGTTTTTACCGCGTAAACGCTCTAGAATATATGTGCTACTAGTGCCATCTAGTTTCTCCGTTACGACTAGTTCATCAGGATATCCCAGTAGCCAAGGGAGATTTTCGATTCTAGTTTCATCCGTCTTATGAACAAATTCAAATTTAGTCGGAAAAGATTTAGGCTTATCTTTCTTTTTACCGAAGAAAATAAAAAGTAATTCGCGGCCCCAAGGACGCCGCATTAACCAATGGAAAATAGGCTTCTTAAATAAGTTCTTATGACGAGCAGCCATAGATTGATATTTAAGATTTTTTACATTTTCTGCTTTGCGGATATTATCAGCAGGGATATAATAAGTAATACCAAGTTCCTTGGTTACATCAGCCCCAACTTCATAATCTTTATCACCTAGAATAGAAATAGGAACAATTAGACCCTGCGAATACTGACCACGCAGTTTAATAGTCTTTACACGAAATTTGCGGTCGCGCAAAAACTCAAACTCCGGGCGTTCGGGCACTTTACTATCAATTTCAATATATACTACTTTATCACCAATCTGAAAATTATCAACCTTGGCAATAACTACTTTCCAACCGAGCACAGTTGCTACTTCAATTTTATCTGCTCCTGGAATCGGCTGAATATCAGCGATTCTTTCAATATGAGCTAATGCTCTTTCACTCATTTTTTATCACTCCATTTCGTTTATTTTATTACCTCACAAATTTGAGTATTTTTAACCCAATATGGAGGATTGTCTAGCAATCGTTTAGTCTCTTTCATAATTGCTTCATCTATATTCCCGTATTTTACTCCATTATACATTATTATCAGATAAGCCAATGGAGAACAATTTTTATGAGTTTTACAATATTCTATCGCTTTGCGGCAAACATCAAAGCCACATCCACTACATTCACGCAAATCTCTTAGAAGCTTATTCATTAGGGACACCGGCCTCCATACCTCTAATTTTCCAATTGCCATACGCATAATCGCGTTTGGCATTTTCTTTAATATTCTTAATAATAGTATTAATTTTATCGGTACTTAAACTTTTATCACTCTTCATAAGCTGGCCTGCCGCATCAATAGGAAGTTTAACTCCATTAAGAACAACATAAATACCTTCATTAGCCGTAGTGGCTTTTGCCTCCGCTACCTTGATTTCTTCTGTTACCTTAATTTTTTCTTCTGTCTTTTGGAGCATAGTTTTTGAATTATCATTTTCATCTTTGCGAGCTCGTCTAGCATTTTCAGCAAGAGTTACCCATTCAAGATTACTAACTCTATTATCACGGGTATTATGATTAAGATGGTCAACGGTCAAACCAGCCCAACCAGGAACAGGTTTAAAAGTTGAAAGAACAAGCCGATGGACAGATTCGCCACGGAAAACAAGATAATTATTTCTTGCTCCAACAGAAAGAAACTCTCCATTCTTATCTTTAAATCTACCATGGGAAGAGATATAAACGTCCATAGATTCAAGATATTTCCAACGTTCAATTTCAATATGCAGTTTAGGAAGAAAATTTTTAATTTTCATAGTATCAACTCCTAAAAAATAATTATCTTTTTCAATTTTCTATAAATATTATAATATATTTTTTTTAAATTTTCAATTAGAAGAAAAAGTCGTCTGAAAAATTCCAAACGACTTTTTAATTTGGGGTGCGGTTGTGCCAGCCCTCATCTGCGCAGCTAATTAAAAGAGATAATTTCACAAGATTATATTGTAAATCATTAAGAAGATTTTCTGCTTCTTCATTAATAATTTCTTCGTGATTATTAACATAATCATTCACCATCTCTTGGATCATATTATATAACCAAGTAGCATAATTTTTAATAATATTTGAAGAAATTTTATTTTCTTTTAATTCAAGAATCATTGCTTTAAAAAGTTCATCTGGAAGGATACATTCTGGATATGATCTATTATTAATATAATGACAGAGAAACCAATAAAGACGAAGTAAATGACTTACACTTTTTCCATCGTATCCATATTGTTTAATAACATCAGCTCTTTTAGAATTAAGATTATAAATTGCTTTATATCTATCTGTCGCAACTCCACCAATTGTTTTTACTGCTTTAACAGGGTTATAATGCGCAATTAATTCTCTATTTTGATAAAGAATTTCAAATTCTTTTTCATACATTGTATTAACAATAATCCAAGGAGAAAAAAGAGTTTCAATAAAATTAATATTTTGTTTACGTAAAGAAGAAAAATAATTACGAACATCAGTAATACTCGTATGTTCATTATTTTCTCTAATATGAGTTGTACTAATTGGTTTATGATTAAAAACAAAATCATTAAGAGTAGGAAGAATAATTAATTTAGTATCAATATCACTATTAGGTAAATCAAGTTGATAATTTTGGCTACCTTCAAGAGCAATAAAGAAAATCTTATCCATATTTAATCCAGCATCAATTGCTTCAATAAGATGCTCTTCTACTCTCTGACGAATTCCAATATCTTTTTCAGTTTTAATATCACAAAATTTAGTAGTAAAAAAAATACTTAATTCACTTCTTGTCATTTTTCAACTACCTCAAAATTTGTAGTATAGAATGTTCCACAATATTCACATTTGCCGCTTCCAAAGTGCAGCTCAACAGGCGCTCCACAATGAGTACAAGTAATTGGTTTAGCTTCAATAATGGTACATTTTAAAGCATAAGTTTTTCCATTCACAGTAATTCTACTTATATATCCATCAATTTTTTCCATTTTCTAATACCTCTGAAATTAAATCATCTCTTGTGAAAGTTTTCATAATACACTTGCCTCCGCTACATTTACCCCAATCATATCCATGCTTATGGAGTACTCGATAATAAGCATCGCGCCTGCGGTTATCTACCCAAGTACAAAAAATTACTACTTTCTCACTTCGTCCATATTGTAATTCTTTTTTTAAAACTTCTGCTTCTACATCGTAAAACATATCACGAGCTGCCGCAAATGTCTCAAAAGGATTTTGCCCAGTAATAACTTTCTTATCCATATTAGTAAAAGCGTCTTTTCTTTTATTATATATGGTAAGAAAAATGTTCCACCACGTTTCTTTATTCTCTGGGACCCAATCAGTACAATTCATACCTAATTCAACGGTTTGGTTGCCTACACGACGACGTTGATAGTATTGGTCACTTTCTTTATCATAAATTACTTCCATTATTAATATCCTTTCTGTAAAAATTTACTATTAGATAATAAATCTTCAAGTTTTATCTAATCATAATAAGTATATGGAATACGAATTAAAGGAATATTATTTTTTAAACACCATTCATTTTTAAACTAATCACGTTTTTTAATTTGTAAAAAATTATCTTTAGTATTCCAACCATTCTAATCATATTTTTGATGTTGCTCCCCATCAAATTCAATTAATATATATATATATATATATATATATATATATTATAATATATTTTTTTTAAATTTTCAACTTATAAAAAAACTGCGCTTACCAAATTTCTGCCAAATCACTATACATTTTGGTAAAAAATTGGCAAGCACAGTTCCCATTTTATCATCTTCTTAAAACTGTATATGGATTAAAACTAGCATACTCATAATCTTTAAAATTGACTTCTGGAAATTCATTACAATGAGTAAGAGCATTTGTTTTAAAAAATCTATTATCTGATTTAACAATAGAATAATCTTTCAAAATTCTTTTTTCACGTTCAATATTGTCGATATATCCATAACGAAGGCTACCTTGAAAATCATTAGGAACATTAGTTTTATCTTCCATATCTTTATTAATAGAAGATTTGTTTGTTTCTTCTTCAAGATCACCAATCCCATGGCGTGTATTGTAGGCGCGAGAAACATAACATACTTCAGCATTAAAATCTTCTTTATCTTTTAACATATTATAAGGATTAGTAAGACCAGTCGAAGAAGTAGTATGCCATTCTTTGTCGCAATCTTTATCGAGCCCAAGACCCTGTGCTCCTTCAAAAATCAAATTATCAAAAATATAATAAACACTATCGAATGAAAAAAATTCATTATGTGATATAAAAAATTTTAAATCATCAATAAAATGATTAATTGTATTATTAATACGAGTTTCATCTTCAAAATAAATAGCATATTCAGAGATTTTATCTAAATCAACTTTACGAATATGACGCATTAAAATTAAACAATCATAAAAAGTAAGACGAAGCATTTTTTCAATTTCTAAATTATTTTTTGCTTTAAGATAATCTTCTATAGTATAAATTTTATGACCAAAAAATTCTCTATCAGTAGCACACCAAGTGCCATAACCGCAAGAGCCATACTCGCGTTCTCCATTCTGCCATCCAATATATGCTTCTGTTGCGTGGTCAACAATCATATCAAAAGGAGTAATTACTTTTGCTTTTGGACTACATTGAGTAATAGGTGGATGAATATTTTGACGAAGAAGTTCTCCATATTCTCGACGATATTCCATAGGATGAACCCAAAAAGTATCAGCGAAATAAGTAGGAATACCCTCTGCGGTTCCGCATCCAAAATGATGATAAACATGGCGGAAATCAGGATTATAATCTACGGTATGCCCACGCTGGGCAGAACCATTATGGAAAATCACAATAGTATTATCGTGTGTTCGTATGGCATCTTTACAAAATTGATGAGTGACTAATCCTTTACTACAATCACCATAGTTTGAACCAATTACAATTTTTACTTTTTTCATACAACATCAATCCTTTTTTTATTTTACATATATATTATATAATATTTTTTTAATATTTTCAAATAAAAGATTGGGTAAATAAGATTAAGAGAATTATATTTATTTTTAAATTTAATTAGAAAGGGTGTGAATATAATGTTTAAAAATATAATTATTGCGATTCTTATCCTTATAATTTTAGTAGGGGCGACCGCTTATTGGTATATGTATATTAGGGAGCCAATTATCGATCCTCCTATCGTGACTTTTACTCCTGTAATTGTTCAAACTCCAACCCCAATTCCAACGTAGCCACCAATCTTATTTTAGACTCAACCAACCCCTATTCCATTTCGGACTCCAACCCCAACAGTTGATCCATATTGGATTCCTGGTAATTGGGGGCCATATGTTTACGGTTAAAAAATAGCGGACTTCCAAATTTTGGAAGTCCGCTATTTTTTATTTTTACCATTTTACAGCATTATTTTCATCAAGAACAATATTGGGAATATTCTCTATATTATTATCAATATTTTCTTCAATAATTTGAGTAATTCTTAAAGGAAGACTATTAATAGTTTCTACACTATAATTATTTCCAAGCAACTTTTCCCATTTCTGGTCAATGCCATCTTCTTTATAATATCTATAAGAACTGTTGCCATCATTAACAGCAATATGATATACATTAAATTTCTGAATTACTTCATTATAAAGTTCTGGAGTTTCTACATTAGCCTGTAGATGGTCCCCAGTTACTTTATTAAGCGGATCCTTTGGAAGATATGGATTCGGTAATTCATCACCAAGAGTGATGATAATTCCTTTCTTGCCACGATTCCAACAATGAAGATCACAATGGCGAGAACCCATATACCAAGCGGCAGTATAACTTTCATAATGATTACCGCCGCCACCTGCTTCAAAATAAATCTGGTCATTCTGCTCAGCAATACGAATATCACTTTCAAACTGTGATATTTGAATAGGAGCATCATCATATGCTAAATCACCAATACCCATTACGCAGAACTCTACATCGGGCATATTGGGATTTTCATAAATTTTAGTCATAATTTCATTTAACTTCTGGTTAACAGCACGAGCCGCAGAGCCCATAGAACCAGTAACATCAAGGGCTAAAATAACTGGAAGAGTATTAGGATGCTCTTCGCTATCATGACAAGCTCTGACAATATTATAAGGATTTAAAACATCTGAAAGTTTATAAGTTTTAAAAACTTCCTGTGTTGAAAGATGCGCATCAGCATAGTCAGCCGCGCTCATACCTCGGGTAGCTTTGGTATAAGTATCATATGCCGCATGCGACCAACTACCACTTCCCATCTTTACTTATCCTCCTTGTCCGCAGTTTTAGATTCATCTTCCCCAAAATTAAATGCTCCGGCAAACATATCATCGAACATATTACCATTTTTATTGTTCATCATAAACATCATTGCCATAGGATTCATTCCCATAAATCCATTATTATTGGAATTATTACCACTAAACATCTGACTCATCATTGTCATCTGCATCATATTAGACATCATATTATCAGATTTATCCATATTCATAAAAGGACTAAAAATCTTACCATAACAATAAGTCTTACCCATAAAGACATGATACTCAGGAACAATTTCATCAATAGTAGAATTTTCATAAGAAAAAGTTTTAATAGTCTTTTCCTTTACTTCAATAACACAACGAGGTTTCCCATTTACCATAATAATATCGCCACGTTCTACTTTAAAAGTAGGGACAACCCAGAACATACCATCCATATCAAAAGCAAAATTATCACAGTCAATAAGTTTACCAGTATTAAGATTGTAGGTTTTATAAGTGTTACCAACTCTAATTGCTACTTCACCATTTACACCCATTTTAATATATCCAGAAGCCACAGGGCTAAACATCTTGCCAAAAATCTTACCAAAACCAAAATCATTATTCATATTATTTTCATTCTCCTTTTTATTATTATCTTTTTTTATTTTATTACCAGCATTATCATAAATAAGTTCACCTGTTAATTGCGATTTATATAGGTCTAATTTATCTCCTGATATATCTCGTTTAACTTCATCTATAATGAAATCATCTTTCCATCCCCATTCATTATTTTTAACAAACCAATCACTATAATTTTTTACATAATTGTTAAAAAATCTATCCATACTATTAATCATTATTCAATTAAGGAAATCATTCCTTTCTTTATTTTCTATATATATTATAATATATTTTTTTTAAATTTTCAAATAAAAGAAAACTGCGCTTACCAATTTTCTGCCAAATCACTAGACGTTTTGGCAAATTTTTGGTAAGCGCAGTTTTCTTTTATGAGTAATTTCGTTCTTTATAATCTTTATCTCTAATAGTAAAAATTAATCCCTCTTGACTTATAATATCATATTTTTCATAAAATTCTTTCATATTAGTCTTTTCAGTAATTGTTACTTGATATTGTGGATATGTTCTATTCACTTCATGTATTAATGTAGCTATTGTAATAATAATAGCTATCACAATAGCAACTATTCCAAGTGCGGTTGCTCCCTCTTCATATTCTTGAATTCCATAAATAATACTAATTACGCTTACTATAACAAGTATAGTAGTAATAATAATAGCTATCCAAGAAGCAGATTTGCCAGCAAAGTACCAATCAAATTTTATATGTTCAAGTGTTTCTTTTGTATTTAGTAAAATAAGACCATTATCCATCATTTTTTAATTCTGTTACTCCTTCTGGAAGTTTTTCATTTAAAACATATATATCTCCATGTTGCTCAATAAAATCATATTTATCCATAACTTCTTTAAAAGGTATAGTCTCATTTATAGTAACTTCATATTGATTAATAGTTGTTGTAACATCATGCGGTAGTACTGCTCCAAAAAGAATTATTGCTCCCGCAGCAAGAATTAAAAGTCCAAAAAGAAAAATAACTACTTCTTCTTCTTTAATTGCTTCTATCACACATACAGTAAAACCAATTACGCAAGCAATTGTAAAAATAATTCCAACCCAACATCCGATAGACCAAGAAAAATAATTTGCTTTTCCTGTTATAATATCAACAGTAGTAGTATTTAAAATTGTCATTTTTTATCTCCAAAAATAAGGCATCCAATTTATAATATAAAAAATAGTAAATCCTAATAGACAGAATGAAATTCCTATGCGGGTATATCCATTAATACGTTTATCAAAAAAGATAAGAAAAGTTACATAAACTAAACAGAAAACAATAAAAATTGATAGTATCATTCCAAACATAATTGCGCACGCTCCTCAAAATATGGACTTTTTACAAGATACCAATCTAATTCACCAGTTTCATCATATTTCTTCCAACGTTCTTTAATTTCTTTAAGACTATTTAAATCATTATAAAACATTTCACAATGTGGGGCTTCAATACTGTCACGATGATAATGACCCCAAATCCAAATAGTTTTACCACGATTTTTTTGATAAATTTTATCCATCCAAAGTTCCATACTATTATCTACTTTTGATTGGTCTATTCCAGACAAGAACATATCCGTAGGGCGCAAAGAATAAGGACAGGTATGAGAAAGAATAAAATCAAATTTTTTTGGGAGCCCTTTTGTTAATATCATATCAATTTCATGTTCTGCCTCTGCCATTTCATCTTTAGTTAACTGTTCATCTGCAAACCAACCAGATTTAGTAGGGATATTAGTCTCTTCTGTCATATTTAATCTACCAAGACGATACCACTTATCAACAGAGTATGCTCCGCCAATCACATAACAATAATAGCCACCAAAATTATAAGCACCATAATCCAAAAGGAAACGAATATTAGGCATATCAGGAAAAATATATACATTATTTTCTACATTATAATCATATACTAATTCCCAGCCTTTAAGATTAGTTACTCGACTTTCGTGGTTGCCGCGAAGGGCATAAATAGTATAACCTTTATTACTAATCTCAATATTATGGCGATGTTCGTTATTATTTAGATAAAATAAGAAACCGCAATCTCCTAAAATGATTATAGCTGTTTCTTCTGGTTTATAATTATTAAGGCTACCATTAGTTATAAATTGAAAATTAGAATGTTTATCGCCGGTAACCAACCAAGTTGATATCATATTCTTCATCTCCTTCATAAATACGTTGCCATATATACCCTTTATAAGTTTTATATTTGCTATTTTTATTAGAGGCATCAGCGATATGAGAAAAACCAGTTTCTTTTTCTGCTTCAGCGCAGGTATTATATATAGCAATTAATTCATTAGTATTTTTATCAATCTATTTTAAAATATAATTTTTAATTATAGGCATATTTGTTTGTCTAATAAAATCATTTATTTCTATATATTTATTATACTTTCTTTCTAAATAAATAGAAGCATTTTGATATATATAGTCTAATACTTTTTTAGCACTGCTTTTTGAAATTAAAATATTATATATATTATCTCGTTTATTGGGTTTAGGATTATATTTTTTACCTGTTATTTTATATAAAAAAGTACAATAGGATTCTTTTAATTTTTCACTTTTAGTCGTTAAAGAAACAAAAGGCTCTAATCCTCTATTATTACTTATTTTACGGATTCCTAAACTTCCATCTCCATCTATAACCCCTCTCCAAAAAGCTCGTTCATCATACTTATTATTAGGAGGTATTGCGTTTTCTGTTTTATCACTCTTAGGGAATCCCATTTCAAATAACTATTTAGGGAAATCATTAGAATAATATCGTAAAATAATAGATTCATAATTATCTTTAAAATTAGTATTTCTTGTTCTAGTTGTCATTGACACTTCTGGCAATAATTGCTAAATTTTATTTATAATATCTGCGTCTTTTATGTTAAGTTCTAATGAAGTATTGTATGAATCTTCTTTATTTTTTATTTTAGAGATACTTCCATCAGTTAAAAATATACCATAAATATAACTTTGTTGTTCAAGAGTTAAATTCTAAAAATTTGTCATTTAGTATCATCCCTTTCGTATATCTTTTTTATATATTCTTTTATCAACATCCAAATGACATATTCACGGACATCTTCTGGAATTAATGCTAAATCAAATGGTTTATCTTTATTTGCTGATTCATATGCTAAAATTTCTTCTACGTATTTATTCATTTGATTCAATTAATTCTCCATTATAATTAAATACGCTATATGGCTTTCCAAGTTTTTTCATTGTTTGGATCATATGTTTAGTGCCTTTGCTTTCTCCATTCCAAAAGATAATAGCAGCATCGGCATATGCTCCCATATCAGCATTACGAATAAAACCAGCAGATTTACCATACATTTCCCATTTTGCGGGAAAAGTTTGAAGTGGCACTCCATGTATAGTAGCCCATTCTGCGCCCAAAGTATCCGCACCTTTTGCGCAGCCACTAACAATTATATCAAATGGAGGATTGATATATTCAGACAAAATCTTATCCATAATTGTACGATTATAAAAATCACGTCCACCAGCAACTATATATTTCATTATTTATTTTCCTCCATTAAATGTTGATATATTTTTAACCAAGCATACATATTATCTGTTAATTTTTGTTCATCACAAGTATAAAAGGGACGACAATCCCCACTGTCATCTAGATATGAATAACCATAGGGGCAATGGTCGCATTTCCTATGCTCATATGGACCATTCCAGCACTCATATGCTGCTATTACAGTATTCAAATTATTCATTCATATTTTCCTTTTTAATTCTTCTAAATAGTATAAAGCATCATCTAACATTTTTACTCTATTACAATCATAATAGCTATGACGTGGTCTATCTTCTTCATCAATTAATTCAATTTGATAATCATAAGGACATGATTTACATACGCTCTGCTTCCACTCAGGACATTGAATTGCCGCTATAAGCCTATCTAAATTATTCATTCTTTTTCCTTTGTATAAAATTCACAGACTGTATCGCCATTTTTATTTTTCCACTTATTTACAATAAAGATTTGTTTCTCTTCTTCTGGAAAAACTTCATAAGGTTGATCATCAAAATAATCTTCTCCATAATCAGTAAGACCAGCATCCCATTCTACGGCATAATAACGTTCATTTAATTTACAAATTGTAGTAATATGTTGAGTCCACCTATCACAAAACTCTGCTCTTTTTACAAAATAACAATAACAATCAATAAATTCTCGAATATCCTCTCTATCAAATGCGATATTATTATCTATAAGATATTGAAAATAATTATCATTAAATTCAAAATTTGGATGATTTTTATTAAGTATCATTTATTTCAATTCCTTTTTATTTATTTTACATATATATTATAATATATTTTTTTAATTTTTTCAACTTATATTTTTTTGGACAAAATGGTAAAAATTTGGTAATTAAAAAATAAAAAAATATAAAGGAGGTGAATGTTTTGGATAAAGAAGTTTATGAAGAAATTGCGGCCTGGGCTAGCGAAGGAATGGAATTAGTAAAAAAATATGATTTATCATTAGATGATTTATAGAAAATGCTAAAAATTGCTTATGGATTATAGACAGCATTTGATGTTTTTTGGGAGAAATAAAAAAATATAAGGAAGAGTAATTTACTCTTCCTTATTTTGATTTTTTAATTCTTTAATTTCAGCAGATAATTCCTATACTGCTTTTAACAATATTCCAATACAATTATATATATCCATAATATTATGATTTTTAGAAGCTAATTGAGCATCTGTATCATCAGCAATAAAACCAATTTTTTGATTTTTTTCTGGATCATTTTTATAGTTAAATTCTACTATATTAATAGAATTAATTAATTCAACAGCGTTTTGAATATAATCTTGAATATTTTCTTTATAAATACGGGCTGATTCCCATCCTCCTGGACAAGAGTCATATCTTTCTCCACCAGCATCACAACCAGAGCAACCGCCGCAATAGCAACCACCATCTCCGCCGCCTCCGCCGCCATAATCACTATCACAATCACTTTGACAATTTTGACAAGAAGTATTACATACATTACAGCGGGCGGCATTTATATTATAAGTTTTAATATTCTATTTTAATGTATCAATTAAATCTTTTGATATTAACTATGAACCAGTAATATTATTTTTATCTAACGCATTTAAAATTTTATTATAATCATTTAAAAAAGTTAAATTTCCTGCGTCAACAGTTACTTGATTAATTTTATCCTAATTAGGATTATCTTCTGCTAATTCTCCATAATCTTTTATAGCTTGTAAAGTAGTCTATAGCTAAGTCCAAATATCTTTTGTTACTAATGTCTATCCAGATACAATATTTGGCATTATGGATTCTAATTTTAAATATTCTTCATTTTGCTGTACTTCTGATCCAAATAAATTTTTAAAAGATTCAACTTTACTGCCGCATCCATTTTTTGTGTTATGTGTCTAACAAATTGAACAATGTCCATTATCTGCCATTAAAAACTACATCCTTCCCTATTCTAAATTATTTTTAGTAAATTATCAATAATTTCTTTATCATTTAAAGAAAATAATAATTTCAATGTTAATAAAGAATTATTATAATAAATTTTTCTTAATTGACATCCAATTTCTGTTATTGAATTCATATCATTAAATAAATCTTTTGTGGTAGAAGGACAACCTAAAATATTTACTTTACAAATAGGACAAAGTTCACAATTATTACATTCTTCTTTTTTGACTTTTCCTTCCAATTGATTTTTATAATAAAAAGATAATAAATTATAATGTTTTTTTATATCTATTCCATTTTTATATATACTTCCAATATAAAAAATAGTTGAATGACCTTGACTTACTTGTTCTTGACAACCATAAATAGAACCATCCCAACTAATTGAACCTGTAGCTGTCCCTAAACCACAACGCCATACTGAACAATGTTTATTTATATTATAATAATCATTATCTTCATATAATTTAGTTATATTAAATAACCATTCATTAATTCTGCCACATTTCATTACTGATTTTTTCTCTATAATCTATTGTAGTCTATAAGAATAAATTTTAGAAAATTCATTTTTTAAAGTTTCTATCTATTCGCTCGTCCAAGGATGACGATTATCTTCAATAGCCTCCCAGCACTTAAAGCCTAATGATTCAGCATATAAATAATTTTCAAATAAATGTTCAACAGTAGGAGCATAAATAGTAGAACGAAAAGTTAAATTAGGAAAATTTTCTAATAAATAAGGAATATTTTTTTCTATTAAATCAAAACTACTTTGATTACAATTTTTACAAGGTCGATTATAATCTTGTGTTTCCTTATTTCCATCTATTGATAATAATAACTAAAAATTATGTTTTTTAATAAAATCAATTACTTCTTTATTTAATAAAGTACCATTAGTAGTCATCCCATAATAAAAAGAATTAGGATATTTATTTTCAATATAATCTATTACTGGCACTATAATAGATTTATAACATAACATAGGTTCTCCACCAAAAAAGTAAAAACGAATTTTTTCATCTTTTTTGGTTAAACCCATTCTTTTTTTCTTCTATAAATTTTGATATAACCAATCAGCAATATCTTTAGCAGTTTGTAATGTCATATAATGGGGTTGTTGCTGAACAAAACAATAACGACATTGTAAATTACAATCATCGGTAACATTTAACATACAATCTGTTAAATACCAAGCTGCTGTTGGATAAATAAATCGTTCATTCATTTGATACTCCTAACTTAAATTCTTTAAAATTATTCCATTTATTACAATCAATTATTTTGTAGTGCGCAAAACAACTGCTCATTGTAAAATTAGAAAAAATCTCATATTCAGGATGGCATGGCTCATTATATTTCTCTTTTGGAATAATCTAATAGATTAATTTCTATTCTTCTTTATTAAAATAATTAATAGGAATTTTACAGTCCATATCAATTTTATTTAAATCCATATTAATAGCGAACTAAATCATTTCAAAAAATTTATTTTTCATATTTAAATAATACTAGTTTAAATCTTGTCCTTTTACTGGATACGTAACTGCCATTCTAAATTTATGACAATTATATTTTTTAATAACTTCCTTAAAATAATTATAATCATTAATTTCTTCACAAAGATTAATCCCTAATGTTACCTTATCTGGTAGCCAACCTATTGAATATAAAAAATCTAAATTATTATTTAACTACGCCCAATTTTCTTTCGTTAAGTAATCAGGATGATTATAATTAATAAGAATCCTCATATTATCTGGAATAAATTTAAACAAATCTTCTGTTAAATAAATTCCATTAGTAAAAAGAATACTCTTACTATTATTTTTATAACAAAAAGCTGAAATTTTTTCCATTATCTATTCAAACTATGGATGTAAAGTAGGTTCTCCTCCTATTATTCCAGTACGAGTCTATGTTTCTACTACATATGGTTGAATCCATTCTAATATTTTGTCAAACATTTCTAATGAAATATTATTAATATTGTTTTCATTCATCATCTATTGCGCAAAACAATAAGGACAATGTAAATTACAATATGATGTAATTGCTATATTAGGCATACAATATATACTCCTTTATATATACTATTTTATATTTAATTATATCATTTTTTTTAACAATTGTCAAAAATAAAAATTTGACAAATAAAAAAAATTTTCATATAATGAAATTGCCAAAAGATTGGTAAAATAATTATATGAAAGGAGGCTCAAAATGTTTCTAACTATTATAATTGATTTTTATGCTTGGTATTATCAATTAAAAATAAAATGTTTAAATAAACAAATTAATAAAATTAAAACATTATTAGAATGAATTCAAGCCTTTGTAAATATTTAAAGTATAGACTAGAAGAAAAATTTTTTCTTCTAGTTTTTTTATTTATATAACAAATTGTATAATAATTTTTAATATTAGATTAAAAAATTTTTTAAGATAACTATTTGTATAGTTAAAAAATTTTTATAAACAGAACAAGAGATTATTATACAATTTGTTATATAAATAAAGAAAGGAGGTTTATTTTATGGATAATTTAAAATGGGCTATTGAATTTTGCGTTTAGTTAGCACGAGTTACTAATGTTGATTTAAATGAATTAATTGACAAAGTTAAATCTATTTGGGAAACGGCTGAATTAATGGAATCTATTTGGGAAGATTAATTTTAAAAGAGAGTAAATTAATTACTCTCTTTTAAAATCAAATTAAAAATAACTCCAATCACAAGGGCAAGCCCAGTAGCACTTAAACTAATTGTAGTTCCACCAACTACTAATCCACTAATACCAAGAGATAATACAGTAGAAACAATAACTAAATTCTTTTGAATATTTAAATCAGTGCGCTGAAGCATTTTAATTCCTGAGCATGCGATAAAACCATAAAGAATTATTGCTGCTCCGGCAAATACGCAGCTTGGGATACTAGCGATAAATGCTTGAATGGGAGCTAAGAATCCGAGCAAGATAAGGATAATGGCAGCTGTGCAGGTGACAAGCGTAGAGGCAACTCTACTAAATCCAACACAGGCTACTCCTTCACCGTAAGAACATATTCCTAATCCACCAATTGAAGTACCGACTATATTAGCAAGTCCTTCACCGATGAAAAGCCTTCCAAGTCCAGGTTCTTTATATAAATCAACACCAATAATACCTCCTAATGCGGCATGGTCACTTAAACATTCCATCATTGCAGAAATTGTAAAAGCAATATACATAATTATGACTGGGAGAATTGCTGTCCAGTCTATAGAAGTCCAATGTAAAAATGCAAAATCTGGAATGCTAAATAATTTTAAATTATTAAAAACACTAAAATCAACAATTTTATATATACCAGTTATAGTAAGAATAATTGCATATACATAACCAATTAATGTGCCAAGTAAAAATGGAAGTATTTGCCAAATACCTTTAGCATAATGTGAAATAAGAGCAATTGCTAGCATAGTAATTAATGCAGCACTCACGCCCCACATATTAGTAGCTCCATTTACCTAAACATATGTAAGGATAAATGGCATAAGATTAACACCAATGACAACAGTAACTGCTCCTATTAATGCAGGTGGAAATACTTTATAAATCTTTTCTACTGGAATTTTAGTAAATATAATTCCAAAAATAGAATAAACAATACAAGTTACTAGACCACCAATTGCTACTGCTGTATAGCCTCCTGCGGCTAACGCTGCTAATACTGGTGCTACAAATGCCCCTGAACTTGAAACAAACATAGGAGATTTAAACTTTGTAATAATTAAATAAATTATTGTAGATAATCCAGCTCCTACCAATGCTCCTGAGACTGCAACTCCGCAAATATTTGCTATTAATACAGTTGCTACAAAAACAGAAAGAACTAATTGAATGGCAAAAATAACTAGTTTATTAAATGGTAATTTATCATCAACATTGTAAATCATTTTCGGTTTGAGACTCCTTTTCGTATAATAGATATTGGTTATCTTTATAATTATAAATAAAATCTATATCTTTTGGAATTGCTAAATTTATATCATTAGGGAAATGATGATTAATTTCTGTCATTAATGCTGTTATTTCATCTAATGTATAAACTGTCTAATCAAATTTTAATATATTTATCATTTATCTAACCCCTATCTTTTTTTTATATAGTATAACATTTTTTTTTATAAAAGTCAAAAAAGACTTGCGCTTACCAAAAAAAATGGTAAGCGCAAGTTTTTTTATTAATTACTGCTACTAGTAATTAAAGTATTCAATAAATCATTTGCTCTTTCTTCTACTGTGCGGGGTGAATTTAAATCAAGAGTAATATTACTATTTTCAACTTTTACTTGTTGGGTTAGATCAACTACTTTTTCATAATCTCTTAAAATTTGAGCACGACGTTCCTCAATATCTTCTTGTAAATACTTAGAAAGTTGTTCCATAGAAGTGTCACGCTTTCTCTCATAGCCAGCAGCATTGCCGCTTTTATATTCATTTTTAAACCAGTTGTCAAACTTTACCATTTCTTCTGGACTAGACCAAAAAATAGGAATACCAACAACATTTTTAATTTCACGGACTCTTCCATATTGGTCTTTATGAGTAGTCGTTTTATAATAAGTAGGGATTAAATAATCATAACTGGTCCCTGAAGAATTTCTGCCTAATTCAATATGAGTAGTAAATTTTTCCATATCCCAATTATCAGGATTAGTATTATAAAAAGTTAGCCATCTTTCAAAAGTCATTTGCGGGAGTTCTTTAATAGAACCTTTACTATCAGAAAAACTATCCCTATAATTTGCTTGAAGAATTTTATTATAAGTGTTATTAACTTCTGCTTCTAACTCTTCCTCTTCTTGCTTTTTCTGTTTTGCTTCATCTATTTTAACTGAAACAAAAGCACTTCCAATAATTAATGCAGGAACCCCTATAAAAATACCTAAAAGAATCCAAACCATTAGTTCATCGCCTCCGCTATAATTCTAATTATTATGATTATTATATAAGAAATACCAATTGCAATTGTCCAACCTTTAGCAATGTCAGCAGCTCCAATCCATATAAGAGGAAAATAAACAGCCGCGCAAACAATACTAAGACTAATTAATATAGTAAGAAAAATTTATTATCCATAAAATTATTTTTTTATTAAAATGATTTATCATAATATTTAATTCCTAAATCTTTTAAATATCCATTTTCATCTATTTTATACTACTTAACAATACGAACTTTTTTTCCATTACTTTCAACACCGCAATAGGTTCTTTCTATATAAGTGTCTCCATTACTAGTCATTATATGATTTTCACTATAATTATAATTAGAATTATTTATAATTTTAGTTAATTCATCTTCTGTTTGCTGGATAGCATTCATATCTTTTTGAACTGCTGCAAGAATAGTTTTTTCAGCCTTATTTTTCTGTTCCAAAGCTTTAGCCTTTTTTAGTTCATTTGCTTTAATATTTGCCCAATCTCGATATTTTTTATACTCAAACATATTTGTAAAAAAGATAGGCTGATAATCATATTCATAACTATAATTTCTATGTTTGCCTAAATTGCGAGCAGGTAATGCCGTCATTTTATTATCTTCATCAAAAATTTTCCATTCATCTGGATTTAAATTATAAAATTTAAGAAATTGTTCAAAAGTAAATGTTGGAAGATTTTTTCCTTCTCCATACCAATTATCATAAGCATTATCATAATAGATATGAAGATTTCCACTACTTTTTATATTGAAATATGGAATCATAAGTTTAATTAAACAAGTAGTTAAAAATGCTCCAATTCCAAATCCAATAGGAAGAATAAAATTAAGTATCATTTGCGCTTACCACCTCTTTTTTTAGCACGTTCAGTCGCTTTATCAACAGTTTCTTGATGAATGTCCTGGCATTCTTTCAATTTCCCTGATTTAACAAACTGATTTAAATTTAACGGGACATAATTAGTTACATCAGCGCAAACATTACAATGTCCATAGGTCATATGTGGTCCTGCGTGATTATGCCCGTGAATGTTAATAGCATAAGGGAATTCAATAGGTTCGTGAGAAAGAATGATTTTAGGTGAAATAACCAGAACACCTTCATAGTATTCAGAAACTACATCTTTATAATATTCTCCAAGGTGGTCGTGATTTCCTTTAATAAGGACAATATTTGCGCGAAGTTTAGAAATCAAATCAAGGTCAGTGCCAATATCGCCGCAAACAATAAGAGTAGAGCCTTTGCCAGCGATACTATTTACTTTTTTTACCAAATCTTCATCAGAAGGACGACTAGGATAAGGTCTATATAAGTCATCACTATTGCCGAGATGTAAATCAGCAATACAAAATACTGCTCCTTTTTCTCCCCAATGATTAAAAGGAGTATATAATCCATTTATCATTAAATTTTAACTCCCTTCGGAAAACTACCAAATAAAGTAAGTCTATTTTCAAAATGATTATTATTATTTTTAATCATAGAAATACTTTTCCACTGGCTGCGTGCTCGGCAAGACATAGTATAAGTAAATAGAGTTGGTTCTTCAAAATTAAGAAATAACTTTTTCATTACATCTTCTGGAATAACTCTTTCTCTATTTCTATTATTTTCAAGGCAAAGGTCAATAGGAGCATTAATCCAAATAAGATGATGTTCATAATTAGGAAACCAATTAAGAAATTCAGTGCGGTCAAAAAGCGTAGGAGCATTAGTATCTACTACAATGTCTCTTTCATTTATTTCACTTATATGAATCAATTCATAAAAATACATCCAAATTTTAAACTTATTTGCTCTATTACTTTCATTACCATTACGCTGCTTATAAAGTTCATCAATAGAATAATATAGATAATCATTTTTTTCAGCAAAATCTTTTGCGAAATAAGTTTTGCCTGAACCGCAATTTCCACACATTAAAAACATTTTAGCCATAGTATCAATCCCTTTCCTTATTTTCTATAAATATTATATAATATTTTTTTTATTTTTTCAACTCATGGAAAAACTGCGCTTACCAAATTTCTGCCAAATCGCCTATTATTTTGGTAAAAATTTGGTAAGCGCAGTTTTCGCACTAAAAAATTCCAAAACGTTTTTTAATTTTAGTGGTCGGTTGAGCCAGCGTATTCGTCGCAAGCAGCCTTAAAAATTATTTTACTAAATACTAATCTCCCATAATCATTTTTAATGTTATATTATCTCGCTCCCAATAAGGAATACGAACAAGAGGAATATTATGAGATAAAGCATATTCATTTTTTTCTTTATCGCGTTTTTGCTAAATAAGGAAAGGATCCCAATTAGAAACATCCATATAATGTTGTCTTCCATCGAATTCAATTAATCTATTATAATTTGGTAAATAAAAATCATATCTTTTTTTATTTAATTCTTCTACTTTATATTCTTTAATAAAATCAATATTATTATCAACTAATATTTTTTCAATATTTTTTTCTCCAATTGATTTACCAGCACATCCACAACTTTTTACTGGATGGTTCCCTCTTAAATTATCAACTGATACATATGAAATATTACCACAATCACATTGACATTTCCATACGACACTTCCACATAGACGTTTTTCAGTAGGCTCTATAGGAGTTAACATTCCATATTTCTGCCCTCTTAAATCTAATGCCCCTTTTTTATTCCAATCACTTATCTATTTACTACTTACTTCTTTATGATAACAACCACAAGATTTAGACTAACCATTACGTAAATTACGACCCATAACACTTTTAATAGTTCCACATTTACATTGGCAAATCCAATAAGCATATCGTGAAGTATCTTTAGTATCTAATCCTAATACAGTCCAATATCCAAACTACTAACCAGTTATATCTTTAGTCTTTGGCATAAAATAATCACTTCCTTCATAAAAATATAAAGTTTTTGGAAACCCGTTTAGTCTACATCGTCCAAAAACTTTATATTATTTATTGAATTACTGAATATCTCTCACTGTCGAGCACTTCATACATCAAATCGTAAGCATTTTTATTAGTCAGCACTTGCTTAAAAATAGTAGGTGAACAGCCGGAGACATACATCACGCCATCTTTAACTTCCATAGGAAAGTTACCATTAGGAGTTGCGTTAACATTCCAATAGACAAGGTTAGGCATCTTATAGCCGTGCGCATTCCATTTTGCTTCAATATTTTCCATTAAAGTCTTAACAGAAGACTTATAACTATAATAATTGCCTCTAGCCTGGTCAAACTGCATGTCTGAACAAATTACCAAAGTTTTAGGAAGGTCTTCCTGCTTACAATGATTCTTGATAGCAGTATTAAGAAGCAAATCAAAAGTTGCTTCAATATTCGTATTGTCACAAAGATTAGTTCGATAAATACGATAAACCTTATCAACAAAATCAATACCTTCGGTGCGAATCAACTGCGGACGAGAACTAAAAGAAATATAATATCCAGCAAAAGGTCCACGTGCTTTATCAGCACAATAAAGACCAAGAGAAATCGCTACGTCGATAGGAGCAGGATTCTTCGACCAACACATCGAACCAGAGGTATCGATGACACAAAGTGCATCAATAGTAGCATCAGCAAAAACATTATCCATGCTCTCCCAATACTTATTAATCATCGCACGCTCAGTATCATCATACAGATGGTTACGGGCCTTTTCAACGACTTCATAGGGATAAAGGGCAGCTGCATTTACCTTAGTATCCTTATCCTTAGCAAACTTCTCATACTTCTGAGCAATCATATCGCGTCTTGCAAAAGCATTACGATACTTCAAACCAGCCTTAGAAGGAATCTTATCGAATTCAATTTCATCCCAACGGCCAGCACTCATAAGACGTTCAAGAACATTAAGACGCTCACGCAATACAGAAAGAGTCTTTCTATACTGACGATGATTGACCTTCAAAGCCTCACGTACCTTATTTGCCAAAGCTCTAGTTTCCTTACTAGAAGTATTTTCACTAGGCATCCACTTGGCAAGAAGGCTAATGCCAGTCTTATCACTATGGACACAACTTGCCATATCAGCCATCAACTGCTCATGGACAATAGACATAGCGTCATTCCAAAGAGAAGTTCCTTCAGTGATGTAGATAAGATCATCCCACCTACCATAACTACTAATATACTGAAGGTTACGCTTGGCAGCCTTCTTATCATAGCTAATAAGCCAGTGATAACATACACGGAAAAATCGTCTTTCTCCTTGACCTTTTAAAATATCTCGAAGATAGAACAGACATTTCAAAGCATACTTGGAATTATCCTCATAAGCATTCTTAAAGAGAAGAATACAATCCGCATCACTACGCTTACGATAAGCGCCACCCTGCGCAAACATATCCAGCACATCACTGCCAGAGGTTTTATGCGTCAGCGCCTGGTTTTCGGTATAAGTGTAGTTAGTAGAACTCTGAAGACCGTTCATAAAAACATTATTAGACATATTATTTTTTAATCTCCTTTTTCATCTTAACTTTTTTCAAAGTTGTAATTTGATTTATTATTTATTTTCTATATATATTATAAAATATTTTTTTTATTTTTTCAAGTAATTAAATATTTATCGCCCATTAATATTTCTAAAGTCAAGTTATCTCTTTCCCAATAAGGAATTCTTATAAGAGGAATTCCTTTATCTTTTGCTAATTGATTTTTAGCTTTATCATTTTGTAATGTATATTCATATTTTTGATAAGTATTCCAACCAGAATTTTTAATATTCTATTCATAATGCTATTCACCATCAAATTCAATTAAACGAATAATCTATTCATTTTGAAAAATAGCAAAATCAAATCTATATTTAGAATTAGGAAATTGAAATTCTTTTTGATAAGAAATATTATTATTATTTAATATTTGAATAATATTGTATTCTCCAATACTTTTCTAACAACCACACGAAATAGTTCTCTCTAATGTTTGTCCTAATGCTTCATAGATTCTATTACATAATAAACATTTACATTTGTAATAATAATGACCATCATCATTAGTAGAACCTATTAAATCTATAATTTGTCTATTATTAATTATATCTCCAATATGATATTTACGTTTGCGGCAACCGCAAGATTGAGTATGTCCAGAAATTAAATCTGTTCTACTTGCATAGACAATATTCTATTCTTCACAGTCACATTGGCATTTATAAGCAATTTTTCCGCCAATTCTTTTATCTGTTTTTTCTAAAACAGTTAAATGATTAAATTTTTTACCAATAATATTTTCTGTTAAATTATTCTATGGTTTTCTAGTCCTTCCACAATTAGGACAAGAAATAATACCTTCGCTTCGTAGTTCTTTTGTAGAATATTCTACAATGTTACCACATTCACATTGACATTCCCATACGACAGAATTATTTTTTCTTTTGTTAGTTTCTTTAATTACTTTTAATTTTCCAAAACTCTAATTCAATAAATTAATTTTAGCAGGCATAAAATCACACTCTCTTTCTATTTTATGTAAAAATTTAATAGAGAATGTTTTTCATTTTTGCCCCATTCTCATTCATCTAAAGAAAATTTTGTCCATTTGCTAGTATTACAATTAAAGTAAAACATTACTTTGTCTTTATAATCTTTTAAATCAATTTGCTCTATCCAGTCAACAGTTCCCTGTCCATACATTTCTGTAATACAATAATATTGATCATCTATTCTAAAAATATGTTTAATATTTGGGAAATGAAGGAAAGACATATCTTCAAAGGCACATTTATTCATTACGTAATCTTTATTACGAATAGTAAAATCTCTTAAAAATTCACAAATATTAGAAATAATCTCTTTAACTTCATCAGTTAAAGTACTATCATACCAAATATCTCCAGCCTAATCACTAATATATTTTTCAGATTTAAAATTCCAATTCTTTATAAAATCAATATATCCATTAAATGTCATTTTATATATACCTCATAAACTGACACATACATCATTTCTGGTTTATAATCCGCATAATCAACTATTCTTTTTTGATAATAAATTTTTATATTACTATTATCTGTCATTGTAAACCAAATATATTTAATATGGTCAGCATATTTAGATTCTTTAATTCTATATCCTTCACCAGGAGCAATCATATAGCGTTCTGTATTTGGAGTATTAAATTCTACAAAAGCTCCATAATCTCCTATCACAATGCGCTCATAAGAATTACAAACTTTAATACCATTTTTATTATATAATGATCCACCGCCATTTATATCGAGATAATCAGGTATATTATCTCGATATAATTTACGATATTTTTTTGATATATCTTCTGGTAATTTTTTATATTTATATTTTAATGCTAATTCTTCTTGTATTTTAAGAGTGTTCAACATATCTAAGATTTTTAATATAATTATTACTTATATTACCATCAATATATTCAACATTCCAAGAGGGATCTTTAGCATCTAAATCTTTTCGTCCATCTTCATTAAAAGTAGCATAAACTAATTTACCAATAAGAATATCATTATTATCAAGATGCATCATTGAATATCCATCATCATTAGTAAAAACATAATTGCCTGCGGCATCTGGTTTATTTGTCATAAGCTAAAATTTCTTTTTTCTTTTCATATATTATTATCTCCTTTTAATATTTATATCCAGGATTCACTACACGAAGTTGCCCTCTAAAAATTCTTTCATCATTTGCTATATCATAAGTTTCATGGATAACTATATGTTTAATTAATTCTTTTGCTAATTGTTCAGTTAAATCCTTTTTAACACTTTCTTTTATTGTTTCTAAATCATTATATTTATTTGCTTCATAATAAACATAATTAGGAATTGAAGTACATGCTTCAACAACTTTACAATGTGGCTAACCAATTTGAATTAAATGCAATTCTCCATATTCAATCTTATCTTCAAATTTTGAATTACAATATTCACAATGATACTAACCAAAACCATTACGAACGAGAGGACCTCCGCAATTAGGGCATTTTAATTCTTTCATTTTAATTAAATTCTCCTTTTGGAAGAAATACTCTTACAATAGAAAAAATAGCCCAAGAATAAGCAAGACTAATACTAGCAAGTAGTCCTAAAATAGTCCATTTAATTATTTTCTTCATTAACAACTCCTAAATCTTCTTTAATGTTACAACGAGTTAAATTTGTTTGACACTGATTTTTATATTTGCTATGTTCTTTTACTGTGCCAGTAAGATGATAAGTATGTCCTTCTTCAAGATGTTTAGCAGTTGTACTCCAAGTAAAAATATTTCCATCAGTATCAGAAAATACATGAAAAGTAGAAGTTCCATACATATTTTCTATTTCAACTGCTTTATTACAAGTCAGATAAATCGTCAACCGATCTCCAATATTACCAATCCATTTAGAAGTTCCAGCGTCATAAAGTTTTTCATCTACAATTGAAGCAATATCTTTATCAGCAATTAACTGATTGTCAAGACTAATTTCAGCCCATTCTAATTTTATAGGGGTAATACCAGCAGGAATAGGATTTGGCATTTCAATATTACTAGGAAGATACCAACCCCATAGTTTAGCATATCGACAAGGAGATGCTTTAAACCAATCAAGAACAGGATAAGTTTCTCCTTTAAAAAGCCAAATAAAACCTGCTTCTCCAAATCCTAATACATCTCTTCGAGAGGTAGCTGCTTTAACAATAACCACTTCTCCATTTTTGTTTTTTGTGTTAGAAGTTTGCGGTTTGTCATATGCTCGAACTACTTTTTCTGCGCCTCGCGGAGTCCGCACCTTTACATACATTTTTCCATTCATTTCATAAGGGTCACAAAGACGAGGCCAAGTTTCATAAGATTTAGCAACATAATATTCCATATTGTATCACCATCCCATAAAAATATTATCAAATTATTCTCATTTCTTATTTTCTATAAATATTATAATATATTTTTTTTAATTTTTCAAATAAAAGAAATAAACCCTATTGAAATTAATCAATAGGGTTAGGCAATTCAATAATATATAAATAATCTAAATTATATTTTAGACAATTTTCATAGTTTTCTTTAGCTAACATCAAAATATCTTTATCTTTCTCATAATTTAAATAATGACAAAAATCCCAATAAGAATCTTCTTCCCAAAGGTCCATTAGAATTTCTTCTAGGAGGGTTTTATCATGCGCAATATAACTAATTTCGTCTGTATCATAATTAAAAATAGCAAACATATTTTCTATCTCCTTTATTCTACTTCAGGAATACTAGTAATATTAAATTGCTCAATATAAGAATTTAAGCTATCTTCTCTCCACTGTTTATCAATAGGATTATTAGGATAATTCCAAATTAAATATTTTGCTTCTTCCCAAATAGAAAGCATAATTTCTTCAAGTAGTCCTTTATCTTTGCTAGCATAATAAAGAATAGTATCAGTTGTTTCTGCTCGATTTTCAAGTTTATATAAAATATAAATATTATTTGACATATTTTTTTTCCTCTACAATATAGCGTGTTGTTAAATATGAATTTTCTTTTACAGATTTCCAAAAACTTTTTGGGTCTCTCCAACGATTTAAATAAAAACGATCAAATGCTTCTTCAAAATAGTCATCCATAATTAATTCTTGGAGTAATTCTTTATCAAATGATAAATATTCTATCCAATCTCCATAATCATCTTGGCAACGATAAGCATAAAGTTTATCCGTCTACATGTTTTCCCTCCATATCACATCTAAAAAAGAAATCATAAATATCATCATAAGATTCAAAAATTTCATTAAGTTTTGTATTCCAGACAGAACCACATTTCATAACGCCATTTATGCAATCGAGAACTTCTTCCGCAACGCTTTCGTAATCTTCATAAATTTCTTTACATTTCTTTTCAGTCATTTTACGAAGAAGAATCCATGCTTCATTGGCACAAAGATGATCATTATGGACATCAGGAGCGTTATCTTCTAAATCCATAATATCTTCGATTAATTCACACATATCACAAAAAATATTTTGATTCATTACACTTCCTCCATCCATTTATGATTATGTTCTACGATTGCTCTCATATTAGCAATACCAACAGCATTACCAGAATGGAAATGTACTTTTAGTTTAATATGCCGCATTTTGCCAGAGTCATGAAGAGCCTCCAGTTTATTGAGAATCTCGATATAATCTCCGCCTTCTGGAGAATAGATATCACTAGCATCATGGTCGAGATCAAGAAAAAAATTAGCAGTACCTGCTTTATAAGCATTACGAATATATTTAAGGGTATCATTTACGGTTTTAAAATGCTCGTCATAGATATTCCCAGCCGGGGTCGCATGTACATCATCAACATAAATATATTTCATACTCTACCAATCTCCTTAAAATTTATTTTACCATACTTATCTCTCAATTTTGCTAGTTCATATGGATTTGGATCTTCTGCCCATACATTAAAATTTTCTATAATACATTGATTGACCCATTCCCAAATGTATGATTCTATAAAAAGCCCAGTTTCAAACCAATATTGTGTCGTTTTATTTGTTTTATTATCTTTACATTCTAATAGCACATATAACTGAGCGCCGCTACCATCAAAATAAGTATAAAATTTAGATTGCTTTTGACGAATAGTAAAACGACCATTCCATACAAAATCATTCCGAATATTTTTATTTATGTCACGTACAATATGATTGACACGATGTTGATATTTTTTACGTAATTTTTTATTTTTCATAAAAATTTTTTTATTCTCCTTTGTATAAAAAAGGTGAAGTTTCAGGTATTAAATCTTGTAAAGATAAATTATTATAATAAAAATATGGAATTCTGATTAAATTAATATTATTTTTTTTACACCATTGATTTTTATACTAATCTCTTTTTATAGTTTTATCAAGATTTTGCTTGGTATCCCATCCCATTTCAGATGATTCAAAATGCTATTTACCATCATACTCAATAATAGTATTGTATTCTTTTAAATAAAAATCAAATCGTGCTACTATATTACTTTTTGGAAAACGACAAGAATCAAAAATTTTTTGTGTTTCAAATTCTATATCATTTTCTTTTAAAATTTTAGCAATTTTATTTTCTCCTTTAGAAAATTTAACACATCCACAAGATAAACTTGTTTCATCTATTAAAGAATCGGCTCTTATTGATTTAATAGTACCACATTTACATCTACATTTCCAATATACACTATGATATTTGTTTCGTTTATGAACAGCACTATCCATATCTCTTTCTAAAACAGTCCAATATCCAAACTATTGATTTGTTAAATCGTTGGTTCTTGTTTCTCTTACACAAGCACAAGATTTTATTTCACCTGAATTTAACCTAGTACCACGGATACTTTTTATTTTTTTACAATTTTGACACTAACAAAGCCAATATGTATGTTTTTTATCAGGATTTTCATAGTCTCTTTCTAATACTAAAAGACTACCAAATTGTTTATTTTGAAGATTAATACTTTTTCGTCCCATTATTTATCATCCTCTACATATATAATAGTATAATTAGTTTTTTTACCATATCCTTCTTTAGTTAAAAGAATACCTTTTTTTTGTAAATTTTTTTGTGTCCGATAAAAGGAATTTATAATAGTAGATTCACTTTTACCTAATTTTTTACAAACTTCTTTTAGAGTCATAATATTCTCCTTTTTCTAATCATTTAATATATATGTATTTTTTTCCAGCAAAATGTTGGAACTTTGTCCAAAAAAATTTAGATAATCTCCTTGTTTTTAATATTTTTATTCAATTTACGAATTATTTTATTAACATATCGTTGATACTTTTTACGTTTTAAACTGGTTAATTTCATCATAATTATGTCACCGCAAATCCTACATAATAATCAATATTATCAGTTATTTCAGAGAATGCCTCGTCTCCAAAAATACTAAGATATTCTTTAAGCATATTTTTTAATTCATTATCATCTATAAATGTAGGAATTTTATGAAGTTCTCCATCATCCATAGAAATAAGGTTAAGGCCAAAGAAACAACGATAACTATCTCCCCAACCATTCA